ATAGATACACTGTCCTTGTTGAACCGTGTCTGGTTGAGCTCGCAGAGATTCTGCAGCCTTCCTAACCTTTTCAACTCTTTTAGAAGTGTACCTTGCTTAATTAAGCTAAACTTACTAGATTCCGGCTTCCGCCTCATGCGACGTGACCTAACCTTTTCAAGAAACCAATTAAGGTTGCTACCCTTGTCAAACAACTTCTTCATGTTCTCTTCATTTGGATTATTCATATAAGAGACAACGTCTGGATCTTCGTGATACCTGATGGATGACGTGAGGCCTGTAATAAGGTCTTTGTTGAAGTGAGAATAAACTTTAGGGTTAGCTCTACCGCCTGTTACTCGCTGAAATAGTGAGTCCACGTTTTGGTGGCAAATAACAGACTTCCTCATCGTTAAGATTCGAAGCTCATGCTCGTCTCTGTGGTGTAGGAGCCCCTGCTCGACTTTAGAGTACAATCCCGGCACTCGGACGTTGAATAAGCGCCCGATGTGAATTCGCTCTCGCAAGAGCTGTCGGAACTCTGGAGTTGTATGGAAGTAATTCTTAAGAATACGTCTCTTGCTGCCTCTTGATTTTTCGTACAGGCGTAGTAGGTCCCTCCATTTGTCTAATTCCCAGCCATTGTTGTTGGAAGAAGTTAGGGCAATTGGAAACTTTGGCTTTTGGATGAGCTTTCCATCTTTGAGTTCGAATAGTTCTTCACAGAAGATACCTTTCGTATTATGGATATAAGTCTTGTCCTCATTGAGTTCTAAGCCGAAGGCGTCGCATCGTTCCCGAACAACCCTGTAGTCTGATGGAGTACATCTGATGAGCACATCATCTCCCATCTTAGCTGCAGGCGTCACGACTGGCTTTCCCGTTCTCATTATTGAATTATTCACATCTGTGATGACATACGAAAGTATGCTTAAGATGAAGAATGAGAGCGGGAGGCCCATAGCAATGCCTCGTGATTCGCGGAACCACTGGAAACGTCTCTTCCCGTCCTTGGGATCAACAACAATATGGATTGCATAGCGATCTTTGAACTTCTCAAGGGACCTGGCCTCAATTGCACTGACGTGTGGGATTATAAGATCAATGATGTAGTCAATCCATTTCTTATAGATCCTGTCAGTCGCTTTGCTCTGATCAATCGAGTAGAACTTCTCACCGATCCCGATCTCAGCTGTCAAGAGAGCCTTTAGAGAGTCAATACGTTTCTGGCCCCTCATCGTCCAAACGTTGAACATAGGATTTTTCGTCCGTTTGGTAAGGAAGCTGTTTAGTTTGCCCAGTGTCAGTTCAGTATAGAGATTCGACTTTGTTGTAATGCGTGTTTTCCAACAGGGGTCAGGCTTAGTCTGATCCTCATGTATGTGGAACAATGCGCTTTCTGATTGCAACAAGAACCGCTCATGGAGCAACTCCATGGAACTTTCTGAAAACGGATGCGGTTTAATGTCACGGAGAACAATCAAGCGTCTTCTCGCAGAAGATAGTTTGCCCTCCATGCTCTTCACCTCATTAGAGTCCTTACGGCCAGTGTAGGTAAATAGAGCGTGTTGGGCGATCTCGAGAAGTATGAAAGGCTTGTGAGGTGCGAAGCCTAGCCTGCGCTCCAGACACTCGAGACACAAGTAGCCAAGAGAGCTCCGAAAAGGAGCTCCTATGTCGTGGGGGACAGCCCTGCGTGCATCGTGGTGAAAGCATTTCGGGTGCTTGAAGTGTGAGCGAAGCAGATGTAACTTCACATAAATCCGTTCCTGCAAAGGAACGTTCTCCTTATCTAAAAATTTCTCTAACTGTGCTGGCGTCTTAATGGTACACTTAAGATCTGCGATTTGTTCTGCTGCTTTTTGCGTAACTGTGAGTCTCCTCTCGAAATATTCAATTTGAGACTCAAGCTTAGACTCCATATTCTTGTAGATGTTTCCAAGGATCTTCATATGGTCTAGCTTCTCCTGATGAGACATACGCTTCCAGACAAATAATGCGAGTCGTTTCCGCATTGTTCTCTTACCTCCAAAAGATCTTCTTACCCCAATTATTCCGTTGGGATTAACAAGGTTATCGGTTTGAGAGTCTGTATTATAGCCCTTCATGCACCAATTGACGGCGCTTCGCACAAGAGGTTTAATCTCTTCGTCACTGGCGGCACTTCTAGAGTAATCAGCATTTAGTATCGAGGCAAACTTCTCCATGTATGGACGGTTCCTCGTCATCTCTAGATCTTGCAAGTTTCGTAACTTATCGGAATAAAATTCCTCAGTACGACGCCAGAATTTATGACGCGCTCGGAGCTTCTTCGAGCGGTTGCCAAGTTGAAGGTCATTTCTGCCATTGTTTATAGTTGAATAGTGGGCAACCTTGGCAGATGCAGCAGATAAACGCTTAGACAGGAATTCCTCTCGAGGACTCATAGGCTTTTCCATGTTGGAAAGGAATCTAGTGAGCATTGAGTCTTCTTTAGGTCCGATGATCCACCCTGTGAACGGGAGTCCCTTTGAGTCAATATAGTATAGCTGGGAGCCGAGAGGTTCCTCTGTGCTAGATAACCATTGGGTACCGTCGAAGTGGGCGGCTACTGCAGAACTCTTGGGCGCAAGGCGCCTTAATTCGGATTGGCAAAATCTGATTTCTGCGAGTAGGGCTGAGTCAAGTTTCACGTCTAACTGAGTTGCCGTTCCCTTAGGGATCGGTCTTCTTCGTAGAACATTGCGCGGGACGTGAACATCCTCATAGTCAAGGAAGATTGAAGGCTTTAAAGCAATCTCCAAACGCTTATAGGCGTTGTATGACTTCCTAACCTGAGCTTTGAGGTGTGGTACTGAGCGCTGAGCAATCAGCAGCTCGTGGC